TACCACTACCGGTCAATCAGGTATGCAAGCAGATATCGCCACTAAAGCTACGACTGCCACACTTCCTCTCAAGATTGTTGGTGTTGTACAGCGGCCTGATGCAGATATGGCGGATTCAGCTAACTGGAAACTTCTGGTTACGCTCAACACTGCCAACTTCTCTGGCTCTACTGTCGGCGTCTAATCACTAACGGAGGATTAAAAAATGACAGTTATTAACAGTTCCAATTTCGCCAAAGCCTTATGGCCCGGTATTAATGCCTGGTACGGTAAGGCCTATAACGAATTTAAAACCGAATACACCGATCTCTTTGACACTTACAAATCAAGTCGTCAGTTTGAAGAGGATGTTGGTGTTACTTCTTTTGGCCTTGCACAAGTTAAGGGTGAAGGCGCTCCAATCGCTTATGACAGCGAACGGCAGTCATTCATCACTCGCTACACACATATTGTGTACGCTCTAGGTTTCATCATCACTCGTGAAATCTATGACGACGATCAGTATGATGTAGTAGGTCAACGCAAAGCTCAAGGTCTTGCATTCTCAATGCGTCAAACCAAAGAGATTGTCGGCGCCAACATCTACAACAACGCCTTTGCTGGCGGTCCTGTGTATGGTGACGGTGTTTCTTTGCTTAACAACGCACACCCCAACTTTGCTGGTGGTACTCAGTCTAACATTCTAGCTACGGCTGCTGACCTCAGCGAAGCTGCACTAGAACAGGCTTGTATCGACATTGCTGGTTGGACTAACGATCGTGGTCTCCGCATCAAGGTTCTTCCTAAGAAACTTGTCATTCCACGTCAACTCATGTTTGAAGCCAAGCGTATTATGGGTACTGAAGGCCGTGTTGGTACTTCCAACAACGACCTAAACGCACTCAAGTCACTTGGTATCATTCCTGAAATGGTAGTTAACCACTACTTGACTGACGCGGATGCTTGGTTCATTCGTACTGACGTACCTCATGGTATGAAATACTGGGAACGTCGTGCTGACGAGTTCAAGATGGACGAAGACTTTGATACCGAAAATGCTAAGTATAAGGCTACTGCCCGTTACAGTTTCGGTAACACTGACTGGCGCGCCCTTTTTGGCTCTCCTGGTGCTTAATTAAATTGGGGAGGTTAACTCCTCCCCTTTTTACATAAACTAAAAGGAGAACTTTATATGGCATACGATCCCGCCCGAGTTACTTTATCTTATCCTAAACCCCGTTCTACCCTACAAAAGATTATTCCTTTTGCACGGACAGATAACGCTACCGTAAAGGCGGTCCTTCCTCGTGATGCAGTAGTTACTGACATTCACGTATTTCAAGCTAACAACGCTGTTACCGCTGCTGGTGCAGTTTCAGTAGGTCTAAGCGGTATTGGGAACACTGCTCTAGTTAACGCCTTTTCTTTGCCTACAACTTCGGTAGGTTTAGCTAACCCTGGTGCAGCAATAGGTACTTCTTTTCTTACTAAACTAGACGCTGATCGAGCAGTAACGGCTACCTACACGGTAGGCTCATCTACTGCTGGTGGTACTGGTTGGGTAATCATTGATTACTTTGTTGCTGGTCCTGGCGAAACGGCTGACGATTAAACTTTGTAAGGGGGAGTAATCCCCCTTCTTTTAGAAAGAAAGGATATAGGTAATGCGCCCTTCATCATTTAGCCGAACTGGGGTAGGCACTACTGCTTGGTTTCCTGTAGATTATCGACGTAATCCGTTTAATGCCAGTTTTGGATGTGTGATTAACGGCACAGTTACTTATACTGTAGAACACACGTTTGATGATGTATTTGATCCCGCAGTAACTCCTACTGCTTTCCCTAACGCGACAGTAGCCAGTGCTACTGCTAACGCTAACGGTAACTATGCTTTTCCAGTGCGAGCAGTACGTCTTAACATTACTGCTGGTACTGGCACTGTTACTGTAACTTGGCTACAAGGAGTCGAATCATGATGACTTTTAATGATATTCGAGATTTTGTAGATATTGCAGCGGACCCCGAAAAATACAAAAAAATTATTGCTGAATTTGATCGCCGTGAAGCAGAATGGAAAGAATTACTTAATAAAGTTACACAAGGTCAAGAAATTGCTGCGTTTTTAGCTAATACTCAAAAAGAAGTAGAAAAACTTAAAGTTGATGCAGATGCAATGATGGCTACTGTTCTAAAAGAACGCAAACAACTTGATCAAGATAAAGCTTTACGCGAAGAAGCTTTAGTTAAACGAGAATCTTTAGTAGGTACTCGTGAAAAAGAAGCTGCGGATTTAGTAAAATTATATACAGAAAAAGTAAAAGCGGCTCAACAAGCTTTACTTAAACAAGAGCAATACACGGCGGACGCTAAACGCCTTTCAGAAGAACGAGAAGCGGTAGTAAAAGAGTACCAAGAAAAAGTAGACAAACTTAACGCAATTCTTAAATAATGACTGTTTCGGTTGGTGATGGTGTCAGCCTAACTTTAGTACAGCCTTCAGTTTATCGGGGTACATCAGCCCCGACAGCTAATGTTAAAGTTGGGGATTTGTGGATGGATACATCTACGAATCCCCCTGTATTAAAGCAATGTGAAAATCTTTCTCCTGTTACTTGGGTCTCGGTAGATTCAGGCGGTGGAGGAGGAGGCGACGGCTTTAACCTTCTTGTAGTAAACGGAGGTGCTGCTACTCTTTCTACTACTTTAACTTTATCCAACAGTAACAACGTTTCTTTTGGTTTAGCAGGTGGAGTAATTACTGCTACGGCTACTTTTGCCGGTGGAGGTGGAGGTGGTATTGCTATTGCGGCAGGTACTCAAACTGCTACTACTAACACTGTAGCTTTTGCCAACAGCAACGGCATTTCATTTGGAATGTCTAATAGCTCGCAAATTACTGCCAGCTATACTGTCCCCTCTACTGCCGGTTTACTAAGTAACATTAACGTTAGTGCAGGAACTACTAGTAATAATCTCTCAGCTTTTACTCTAAGTAATTCTAATAACGTATCTTTTGGTCTTAATGGATCAGTAATTACCGGTAGTGTAAGTTTTGCGCAAAGCACAGCACCGGCTGCAATTGTAGGTTCCAATGCAACTTATACAAGCGGATCAGTCACGTTTGCTGGTTCTGGTGCTGTAACTGTTCGGAGCACGACAGGACAGCAAATTGTAATTGATGCTCCAGCACAAACTGTACAAACTCAAAACTTAGTCTCTGTACAGGGCTCTACTGGAAACATTAGTTTTAGTAACAGTAACGGTATTACATTTGGTTTTAATGCGAGTACTATTACTGCAAGCCACAACGGTCTTACTTCACAAAGTAACCAAGCTTTTAGTGCCCCTGGTGGGTCCTCAGCTTTTCAAACACTTAACTTTGTAAACTCTAATGGTGTATCCTTTACCAACACTAACGGGTCATTGGCCGCTACAGTACGAACCGATTACGCCGCCAGTGATCATTCCCACGGCAACCCCACGCTGGCTCTTACTAACTTATCTGGTACCACCGCTAGTAACTCTAACGGACTTACATTGTCTTTATCAGCAGCAGCGGGAGGTGGTGGAGTTAATCCAGTAGCTTCTGCATCTAACGGTTCTTTTAGCTTTACTACGTTAAACTTTTCTAACGCAAATAACGTTACATTTGGTACTAGTGCTGGTTCTATTATTACAGCTTCAGTGGCTGCTCCTGGCGGCGGAGGGGCGGTAAATTTTAGTGCCGGTACAACCAGTAACAACCTACAGTCGGTGGTGTTTTCAAATTCCAACGGCGTAAGTTTTGGCCTAAACGGTAGTACAATCACGGCTAGTGCCGCAGGCGGAGTTGGTGGTACGGCTACACTTTGGCAGCCGTTTAACGAGGGCGTAAACGTCGCTGGTCAAGTTGGTAATGCTTCTCTTCATATAGTTCCGCTACCAACTCCGGTACCAGCCGCGGGCGGCTCGCTTACAGTTGATAGGTTATGTGTTCCGCTGTTTATTACTAACGCTACGAACTCAACGGGCACTGTTACGGTGTCTCACTCATTTGGTTTATATACGCGCGGAACAGGCACTCAAAACACTCGCCTGTCACTTGCACACTCGACCAGTACGTCGTTGGCGGTAACTTTTAGCGGAACAGTCAATAACTCAACCTACGCAGGTATTCGTTTGCTGACGGTGCCTTGGACAACG